AGATTTGGCGGACGTGAGTAGCCAAATATTGACGCAAGGGCTCCAACACCAGATGCAATCATTTCTGTTGCCCTGGCAAAGGGTCCTATATTGGGTACATTTGCTAGTGTTCTTGCTATGTTGGCAATCTTGTGAGATGGTCCAGAAATTATTCCGTACTCATCACCACCTTGTGCAACAAGCGTAGGAGTGATTGAGGTTGGAGTGTACAATTCAACTTCCGAAGCGTAAGCAAAGACTGTGATAAACACAGACTTTGTAGAGCCATTGGTGTGATACAATTGATTGAGAGAGGCTATTGTGACATTGCCCATCTTCCGCCACTCTCGTGACGGAATATCAATGTATGTTTTCGGAAATAAGAACGGACATTGTATTTCTCCACCCTCACATTTCGTGGGATCAATGAATATATGAGGCCTTTGAGTAGCCTCAACAATATCCCATGGTTGTCCCGATCTGAAATAGGTATACCCATCACTCTCAGGAAGAGGTTGATATGACATCACACTTCTCCCAAAGTAAAATGGATTACCATTCACTACTGCATATACATGGAGCTTGGCTCTTAGATTCTTGAAATGAGCCAAACGATTTATATTGCGTGGGTCCTCAAAGAACTTGGTCCATGGATCAATGAGAGAAAAGAGTGAATCTCCCACTTTCCATTCGACTTCAGCAACTTTGACCGGACGGTTAAAGAACCCATCGTTGGTATCTGATGTAGCAGCATGAGAAGTGGTGACTTCAGAAGAGGTTGACATACCAGTGGTATACGAAGTTTCTTGATCACGCGATCTCATAACTGCCATTGTTTTTGTATTATCTATATATTGAAAAATAGTTGTCTACTATGTACGTGTGGAGCCCAGACAAAAGCCGCACACGGTCTATGATTTAAATTCACACTATACATACAAGCCTCACAAACATGGGTAAACATAGAAAAACCACACAAGCTGGTATCATAATATGTACAGAAGGTCTTTTACGGGAATGTTACATCCGAAGGTCCTACCCTGAGTTGGTCAATTTGTTTTCGTCAAAAGTATCGTCCGAATAATACTTTGACTTGAATTCCTCCCACCACTGATCATATGACCAATACAAATGTGGAATCATGTGAGTAACACCGAGATTCTCGGCCACTCCTTGGAGGAATTCGCGCTCATGATTGAAAGTATCTTCGTCATGACGCGCAAATTCACGTAGAGCTCCATCCATATTTTGCAGCATAATGGTTTTCAGATCCGTTTCTGAATCGTTTACCAAACACATGCTTTTATAGATAGATGTCAATGCCAACGGAGCGGTGACAGCGTCTACGCGTGGCTCATACCTGAATTTCCTTTTGAGAAAGTCAACCTCCTTGATATTACAAAATCTTGAGGTAATATTTCCTTTGTCATAGGATGTCAGCTTCAGGCCAATTGAATCGCAAAATCTAGCAAATTCAACTTGTGAAAATGAGTCATCTTTGTTTGAGGTGATCAAATCGTCTCCCAATGTAGCGGCTCTCACCACATCTCGAAAAGATCTATGTTGCTGACGAAAGAATCCAAGCAATCCTTTTCCTTTCCTACGCTGTTCGTCAAAGAACGCACAACGGAGGTACAGAGAGTTTGGGATTCCATTCATGGCCACAGTGATGAGTGTTCCCGAAGGATTCCATCCTGCAACATCAAGGAGAGCACCGTGAAATAACATGGTGCATCTTCCGATATCGTATACCAAATGTCCAAGAGTTAATGCTTGTTCTTCCGTATATCCTATGCACAACGCTATGTACATGAAAATGGATGAAACTTGGAGCATAACTTGAATGTCAATACTGGTATCAAATCCCTTGTAATCAGTTGCAATTATTCGATCATGACTGTAGTCGGTGAGCCATTTGTACAATGCGTCCCAATCGTAGTTGGTGACATTCATACCTACCGCTGTTTCCATGGTGGTGTTAAACACCATTAAGAACTCAAGTACAGGCATCGCATAGCACTTTACTGCTAGAAATGCTCCCATTGGATGTACCATGAAAATTCTATTCTTGTCTTTGACGGGTCTTAAAGTCTCTGGATCAACTTCTACGGATTCCACTTTCACAGCTGTTTTCACAATGTGATTGGTAGAAATTCCTTTCGAAGCATTGTCGATAATGTGCTCAATATCCTCAACCAATTCAGGCTTGGGAATAAACACTTTCTCTCCAGTGTCTTCTTTGTATGTAATGTCAAGCATGACAGATTTCTTACCGGAAAGGCCATAGCCTGGAGATGTATTTTCATCGATTTGACTAATATACTTATTTCCAGGTATTCCATTCAATGCCTC